GCTCAACTGAAAGGAGCTGAAATGAGAGTTGCACCCTTTGGTATGTGCTTATTTGGTAATTCAAGTGTTGGAAAATCAACTATTGCCAAATTAGTCATGCAACAGGCTTTGACAGCAGGAGGCTATGTTAAGGAAGATAGAACCGTGGATTGGAATCGTGTGGTCACACATGACAGTTACGATGAATATGATTCCACAGTTTCTGGATCCGTATTGGGTTTGTATATGGATGATGTTGCGAATTCTAAAGCTGATCAAACTAAAGTTAATCCAGCGCGTAATGTTATTAGATTTTTTAATAATATTGCAGCCCCAGCAATTAAAGCCGAATTGAATCAGAAGGGAGTTGTTTTTATAAACTTCAAAGTTGGAGTTGTGACTACCAATAAGAAGAATCTTGATGCTCATGTATATTCTAATTGTCCAGAATCTATTTTGCGACGGATGTATCATACAACTGTTGTTGTGAAGCCCAAATTTACGAAGGCCGACGGTATTCAATTGAATTCTAAGCACCCTGAGTTATCTGGGGTGTTGATTCCTGATGCTTGGGACCTTAAAATAGAGGAAATTCACACTAAGAATTTGGGCAATGGAAGATTCTCGTATGACTTTAAAACGATGATAATTAAGTCTGGAGACAATACTTTTGACACGAAACAATTGGGAATATTTGAATACCTTGAATGTGTTCGTGTTTTAGCCAAAGAATGGTTCGAGCAACAGAGAAAGTATATTGAACGTGAGAAAGCTAGCAACGCATTGGTAGCATTACCGTGCGGTAGATTACCTGGCAGTCCATACGCAGAACAAGACGGTGATACGGACGTTTCAGTTGGAACTGAAACATATACAGATCCGTCTGCTATTCCCAAGGAAAGAAAAGAACGCGATAGAGGACCTTTTAAGAGTAATATAGCACCAGTTGTAATGCCAAAACCACCTGACGAGCAATTAATTCCAATGGATGATGAACGAGCAAAGTCTCTTACGACGCAGCAATATGAACACGAGATTAGGAATGGTAAAAGTTATAGACCGATACGAGTTTGGAAAAATAAGGACGGTGTTAAATGTGTCCATCTGACAAAAAGTTTTGATTTTGTGTTAGAAAAAGACACACATTCAGTCGAAATAGTACAGAAGATTGTTAAGGATGCTGTACTTGGTGCTTTTAAGGCATCATTTAAGTCGATGTTTGGTCCTTGGTTGAATTTTTATAAGTCTTTATCACTTACTCCAGTACGCATGTACGAAACTCATTTACTGCAGAAAGAGCTTGAAAAGCTGTTAGATAAACATGCTGTACCTTTGGTTTATGCATTGATACCCAATTGGATGCAAGGTACCCGTGTAGGACATTTTTTGCGCGAACGTTTTGAACGCGGAAAGTTTTACATGGATACAGGAAAAATGCTTAAGAAATTGGGTTATGCATGTTTATTGCAAGCTTTATCATTGTTTTCACCTCATGTTTTTAAATTTGCCACACGTCCTGCACCATTTGGAAATAAAGTGGGTTTTTATTCACTTGTATTTGAATCAGCAAGGATAGCATGTTTTTCACATGTAGGTATGATGAATACAGTTTTGGCGAATTGCGGAATGACGTATTTGATGCGCAAATATGTGAGTACGATAACAATGATTGTTGTAGCTTTTACATCATTTTTTATAGCAAAGATTGCTTCCGATACACGACGTGCTGTTATTGAAAAAGAGTTTTTGGAACGTAAGGAAGCCATTGATATGTACGCTGCTGAAATTCGCAAGACGTGTATTCCTAAAACCTTATTGGTTGCGGGAACAATTATCATTGGTCTTAAAGGCATTTCGTTATGGAATTCGTATCGATTACAAAATTTGCCCCATTCTCTAGATGAGGAGAACGTTGATAAGCAAACCTCGTGGTTAGGTTCTATGCTAGATTCAATTGGTTTTAAGACAAAACCAGTTGTTAAAAACGCATCACCTGAGCATGTGAGGAATGCCATTGGTAAAAACTTGTTTACATTACGATACCGATGTGGAGACAGACAGGGATTGTGTAATATATTTTTTGTCCAAAAATTTGTAGCTTTAGTCCCTAAACACATATTTTATCCAGACGGAAATTTAGAAGCCGAACCTCGAAAACATTTGGATTG